GTCGATGAGCGCCTTCAGGCTCTTGTCATGTCTCTGTCCGACCTGCGTGAGCGAAAGATTACGCAGTGGAGGCGAATCTATCAGGGAATGCCTCTTGAAAAAACCAAGTCGTTTCCGTGGCAGAACGCCAGCAATGTCGTGATTCAGCTTGTGGGTTCATTCTCCGATCAGATGTTGGCCAAGTGGCTGATGAGCATCTTCGGAATCGATCCTCTCTGGCAGGTGAACATCAATGGAATCTGGGAGCGGGAAGAGCGGGCCGAGGAGAAGAGGGCCGCGATTCAGGACTGGCTCATTTTCAGCGGCATGGAGCCGGGATACCTAAATCTCCTTCCCAAGTACCAGGCATGGGGTTCAACGGTCATTCGGTACGGCCTGGGCGCAATGAAGATCATGCCGGAGCGCGTGGTCGAGAAGGTTGCCGCGTACTCGGATTCAAATGGACGGGTCATGTTCTCGGACTTTGTGAAGCACGACGGACCCGTTGCAATGCCACTGCTGTTCGAGGACTTTCTGATTCCGTTGACCGTGGCAGAGATTGAGCGCAGCCCATTTACCGCACAGCGCGTCAGAATGTCCAAGTTCGAGCTTGAGGCCCTGCGCTACGATCCAACCTACGACAAGGAAGCAATCGAGACGGTGTTGAAGACTCCCGACCGGGAAGGACCGGAGCGCACCGAGCAAGACCAGATCATGGACCAGGGCGTTCAAGGTGGAGATACCGGAGGACCGGCGGCGAAGGTGTGGGACATCTATGAGTGCTGGTTCCCGTATATCGTGGCAGGACGCCGCTTCTCTATCATCTACACCTACCACCTTGGCACCAAGAAGACCATCAAGCGCGTCTTCAACTGGCTTCCTGAGAACAGTTTGCCATTCGTCAAGAGCGTTCTTGGGTATGACGGGGAGCGCAGCCATGGGTTTGGTTTCTGCGAGATGCTCAAGGACTACCAGGAGGAAGTATCGGCCATCCACAACCGACGCGGCGATGCTTCGACCCTCTCGAACACCAACATCATGCGTGTGGGCGGGGGTACGCAACTTGGGGAGCAATTCTCGATTTACCCCAACGCCATCTTCCCCGGCGAGACGGGTTCAATCGAGATTATTCCTCTGGGCAGGACGGCAAACGAAACAATCAAGGACGAGCAGATGACCCTGAACCTGGCAACCGACCGGGCTGGCATCGGGCCATCTTCTTCGGGGGCAGGTGCCGGAACAGTAAACAAGAAGAACGCCTACTCTGCGATGGGAACCTACGCGGTGATGCAGGAGGGCGACACGCGGGCCAACCTGTCGAAGACCGGATTCAAGCACGCGCACTATACCCTGGGCCGATTGAAAATCCTTTTCGACGCAAACTTCGGCATCCCGGAGCGCGACATTGCCGCATTCGGCAAGCAGGGAAAGAGCCTGAAACTGGCGCTTGAGAACATCCGCAAAAAGCGTCTGGTACTGCCCATTCGTGCGGCGACCGGGTCGATCAACAAGGAAGTCGAGAAGCAGAACGAGATGCTGCTGCTCAACAACCACCGCGCCCACTGGCAGATGCAGGCGCAACTGTTGCAGGCGATTCAAAGCCCGATGATGAGTCCGATGCAGAAAGACTACATCTGGCAGACATTCCAGGCTGCGAACATGCTCATGACCAAGATCGACAAGGACTTTGGTTTTGAAGACCCGACTTCGCTTCTTCCTGCTCCGGGCGGTGCCGAGGAACAGGCCCAGATGGCTCACAAGGCCGCGCAGATGGAAACCGTGCAAATGGTAGTGCAACAGATGATGCAGCAGCCGGGCGGGTTGAAGGCTTTGCCGGGGATGCCGCAGGAACAGCAACCGGGCGGTGAGCCGCCGCAACAGGGGCAACAGCAGCCGCCTGAACAGCCCCCACAAGGACAAGTGCAATGAAAGTGATGGGTTGCAACTCGTGGGCGCACATCATTGAGTGCATTGAGGAGGAACTAGGTGTCTCGAACTTCTACAGTTAGTAATGAATTGGATCTGTCGGAAGTGCTGGCCAAGACGCTTACCGATGAGTGGCAGAAATGCATCTCCGGGCGTCTGGAGGTCATGCGCGGGTACCTTGCTCAGGAGGCGTGGCAAAAGGGAATTTCACCGTACCTCTCGGCCAGCATGGGCGCGTGCCTGCGCCAGTTCATGCGCAACGGCGGCAAACCAGAGTACCGCATGAGTGGCGGCGCTGACTACATGCGCGGGTTCATTGCGGCCATCGAAATCCTTCTCTCGCTTCCGGCAAGTGTTGAAGCGCAGATTGCGCAGGAAGAGAAGAAAGTGGACGCGGGACGCCCTCAAGGTTCCGCAGGATATTGATTCACTCGTTCGGTGTTCATTGTAGTTCGTTGAAAACAATGGGCTTGACAATTCCATTCAACAGCGTTCCACTTTGAGGAAAGGAAGTATATGCCGCTACCTGGGATGGGGGGTCGATTGACAGCCGAGCAAATACTCGGAATGTCCACCGACGACTTCAAAAAGAAGATGGAAGGGGCAGCGTCGAAAGACGATGTGACCTCGCTTCAAACCAAACTGGACGAGACCGGTTCGGCCCTCTCCGCGATTCAGGCATCTCTTGCCAAACTCACCACACCGCCTCCGGTCCCCGATCCGGTAGCTACCGGCGACCAGGACGATCCCACCACGGCGCTGTTGACCGATCCGGCGGGTTTTGTGCGCCGGGCAGGGGCAAACACCGAAGCAGTTGCGCTTCAGGCCCGCGCCGACGTGTTGGAGATGCGGGCGCGAAATGAAAATGCTGGCATCTTTGGCAAGTATGGCAAGGAAATCGCGGAAGCAGCCAAGACGTACAATCTGCAAAGCCGCTGTCAGGAAGGGTTCTGGAACTTCCTCATCAACTCCTTCCTCGGTGGCAAGATGCGCTCGGGCGACATTGACGCGGGCAGTTATCCGAGTCTGCTGGGAAGCTCAACCGTTGCGGGGGATGGCACAATGGCGCGAGACACCGTAGACCCCAATCATGGGTTTACCGCCGATCAAGCTGCGTTTTTCAAGGAACAGGGCGTTCCTCTGGCCGAGGCCGCGCAGATTCAGAAGCTCATGGCCGTTGACCAGGAACCCATCGACATGCAGCGTTGGAAGGAACGGGTGAGGAGAGAACATGCCGCGTAACGACGATCCAAAAGCACCCGTGAGCGGCGACGAACTCTTGGCCGCGGTGACCGCCGGACAGACCACGCAGGCCGTTCCCGCATCCGTTACGGTTCCCGATGGCGTCAAGCAGCCCGGCGTCGAGTCGGGTATGTTCCTGCACAAGTACCCGGACGGATCGACTGCACAACTCTACAAGTATGTCATCGACGGCGAAACCATCATCACTTCGAAGCCAATCGAGCAGATGTCGATTGAGGACTTCGACCGCAGCCCATTTTCTCTGGCAGCTTCTTCCGCAAACCGCATTCCGCAGGATTTGACCGTCAAGTTCAAAGACCCGCAATGGTGTGGACAGTGGTTCAACCGTTCTGCCAAGGATGGCCGGCGCGTTCAGATTGCCCGCACCCTTGGATTCGTCCCCGCCAAGATCGAGGATTGTGAGTGGGTATCGCACTCGCTCAACGATGCCGACGGCGCAGTCACGGACGGAGACTTGGTTCTGTTCAAGATTCACAAGGCGAAGCTCCTTTCATTCTCGAAGGGCCACATGGACGAGGCGCGAAAAATGGGGAACAAGGACTCGTACTTGTCGCAAGCGCAGGGTGCCGTGCCCGGCAACAATTCAGGCATGGTGAGTCACTATTTCACGAACCAGGCAAACAATGAATTTTCAGGGCTCGGTCCGGTTGTTTCCAACCCGGAAACTGCCCTGATCGGACAGAGAGGATAGGCGATGGCGAATCCAGGCTTGAGCTACCACAATCCCATCTATCAGGTGGGAACCATCAGCGGCAATGCAGAGTTGGGCACATCCAACATTCTAGAAGGCTCCGGCCAGACCTGGCAACCGGGAACCCCGTTCCAGATTTCCACCTCGACCGGGCCTCCGAACACAAAGGGCTATGCCATTGCCTCGACAGCATCGAATGGCACAACCCAGATCATCATCAAGGGTTTCGCATATCTGCCGGGACGCAACTACTCATCGAATGGCCAGGGCGCCGCTCCTCCTTTCGGTTCCATCGGCTATCCGGGCGGTGCTGGCGCGGTCCAGAACATCGTCAACCAGCCGTCCGCGTATTCAATCTATGGGGGCGCACCATTTGTCGATGGTCTGGTCGTCGGCGGCATGGCCACTCTTGACGTTATTTGGGCCGTACAGGTCGATGCGTCGAGCGGCATTACCTACAACTACGACGCCACGGCGATTCCGCTCGGATCGACCATTGCGCTCAACAAGGACTCAAATGGGTTCTGGTACGCCGACCTGGCCCATGTCAACAATTCATCGTATGCCGATTTGAACATCGTCGGCTATAACGCACAAGACCTCGTGGCCGGTTCGACGGTCACGCAGCAGAACTACGGCACGATCTATTGTGTCGTCAATACCAGCGCGATCCAGGGGCTTGAGTAGTCGGCAAGTCATTGATGGGAGGGTACTTACGTGACAATGGTCAGAAATCAATTCTTCCAGGCGATGACGGTTGCCGCAGCCCACAACTTCATCGAGCATCTGGACCTGCGACAGCGTTCTGTCGAGTTCCGCTCGTACATGAATGTGCTGCCGTCGAAGAAGGCTTACGAGGATGCGGTGCATTACGCTGGCACCGGACCCGCGCAGCCGAAGAACGAAAACAACCCCGTGGTGTACGACAACCTGATTCAGGGCGGCACCCGGCGATACATCCACCAGACCTATGGCCTGGGCATCCGCATGAGCTACGAGTTGATGCAGGATGATCAGACTGGTTTGATGGCTTCAAGCCCGAAGTCTCTGGTTCAGGGACATCTTTTTGCCCAGGAGTACACTGCGGCCAATGTGCTGAACCTCGGATTCTCTTCGACCGGCACGATCACCGATGACGGCGTGAGCCTCTTCAATAACCAGCACCCGCTGCTTGGCGGCGTGACGGCGACCAACGTGGCTCCCGGCGTCGGAAACTTCTCGACGCTGGCGGGCACGTATCCAAACCGCCCCGCAACCGATGCCGACCTGAGCTTCACCTCGTTGCAGTACGGCACCATGACGTTCCAGCGGATGCCGAATGCGCGCGGTATTCTGGTAGCGACCAAGCCCAAGCACCTGACGATCCCCCCGGAGCTTGAGTACATCGCTATTGAACTGCTCGGATCGGCCGGCAAGCCGTACACCTCGGACAACGAAGTGAATGCACTCATCGGTGCGGGTCTCCAGTACGAGGTTCTGCATTACCTCACTGGGCCGTCGCCGTGGTTCCTTCGCGGCAACAAGGACGAGCATCGCATGATGTTCTACGAGCGCCAGCCCATTTACGGCGACTACGACCGCGACTTCGACCAGCAGGCTCTGAAGTTCCTGGCAATCAGCAGGTTCTCGGCGGGAGCCGATACCTGGATCAACACGTTCGGAAGTAATGGCCCGTAGGCGGTGAGCAATGAGTATGGGAGTCGGGTGGCCGGGCAAAAAGATCGAGAGCGGTGCATGGTGGTACTGCTCTCGATCTGGAATTCGCATGAACCTTGACGATGCGGTGTGGGAGCAGGGTATTCTCGTGTCTCCCGACTTTTCCGATTTGGTTTCCGGTGGAAACTTCGGCTTGCTTGGCTCACGTGATGCGGACATTGCCCGGCACATCAAGCAGAACACTTCCGACCTCCAACCGCATCCAAAACTCTCGCAGCCAAACGAACCAGACCAGGACGTATGGATTTAGGAGTCGCCATGCAGAATCTCAAGTCGCTTGACAACCTACTTACGCCGCCGGTCTGGGGCGCGAACGACGACACGCTGGCGATGGTTGGAAAGCGAAAACTCGACATCTATTCAGAGGGTGAAGAGGTCAGGGATTTGATCGGTAAGATCAACGAGTCGTACCATTCGGCATTGAGTAGCGAAATTATGGTGCCGTCAAAGCAGGATTGACCTTTGAGTAAACGCGGACCGGAACGCTGAGAAATCCGGCAAAGGAGACGAAATGCCCCGCACTCAGAAAAGATGGCTCGCCGATCAGGGGATGCCTGACGGTCAAATCTTCATTCAGTTTGGAATTGGAGACGTAACCTCCGGCACTGGCGCTGTATGGACTCGTTCCGGTTCCGGCCTTCTCGGCCTGAGCCTTCCAACCGCCGCAACCGCGTATGTCCTCGACAAGCCGTCTTCCTACGTTATGGGAAGAACCGGTATGCAGGATGACTTGCAGGAACAGTTTGGACACGGAACCGGTTATGCAACCTTGACCGGAGCGCAGGGTCTTGCATCGCCACCGGCGATATTCACCACACCTGCTGGAGTTTCCGGACCTCCCCCATTTACGGGGTTGTCGCAGTTTACTCCGGTCACGTCTCCTCGTCCAAAGGGCCTGGCAATCAACAGCATTTCGGCGGTTTACACAATTGGAGGGGCGGCGGCCAGTGTCAATACGCTTGGCATCACCCAGACGGTGTTTGCCAATAATACCGCTCCAGCCGTGACTACCATCCTCGCAACCACGAATATTTCAACGGCTGTTCAGGCTCAACCATACGTCACCAAGCTCACTCTCAACACCCCTTACTTGACAACCCTGAATGCTGAGTACGTTCTTGAATGGAATCTGACGACCGGAGCAGCCACCGGCACGGCATTCATCTATGGGTTGATTTTTGGAGTGACCTTCAACTATCAGTGAGGCGGTCATGAGCCAGCGCGGAAAACCATCGACGGCGCACGAATACGACCAGCATGGTCAGTGCATCCATTGCCACATGTACCGCGTCAACGTGGAAGCGATGTCGCACGATTGCACGGTTGCGCGTGAGACTCTGCAAGACAAGATTGCGGAACTGGAGAAGGAGGCCAACGATCATGGCGAATAGCGCCACAGGTGCAGTGTGGACGTTGAATGCCGTCCCCTTCTCCTATCTCTATCCGGTGAAGGTCGAGAACCTCAACATCACGGACTGCACCGCCAGCGATCATGTGGTCATCAAGGATGCTGCCGGTCGAACGCTGGTGGACTTTACCGCAACCAGCAGCGAACTCCAGTACCGTGTCGGAAAACTCGGTTGGGTGAATGGGATTGTCATCACTACCGGCGGTCTCGGTTCTTCCGCTGTTGTCACTATCGCTGTCGGCGCAGGGAAGTGACCCATGCCGGGCCTGTCGAATAAGCCTCTGACGGGCTACTTCGAAACGGAGTACGGTTCGGACTGGCCCGGTCTTGTCACAAATCTTCCTACTTCTCGTATTCCACCAGGGGCCTGCTCGTCATGCTCTGCGATGGCCGTTCGCGGGCGTCTGACGCCCCAGCCTGCTCTTTATCCCGTCACTGGAACCTCTGGCATGTCCGTGACTCTCCCGACGCTTGCACTGGGGGAGAATGTCTGCGGGTGGGCTAATCTACCGGCTCCGGGACTTCAGCAAGGGTTCACGGTCATCATCACAAACCTTGCAGTCTATGCCGATTACAATCCGCAGACTCCGGGGGTGACAGTGAAGACATTCTCGAAAATCTTCACGTTCCCCACGGCTTATCCTCGATATGCTCGTTTCGGAACTCAGGTCATCGGAAACACTCTCTGGTTTTCGTCTGGTTCTCAGTTGGGCGTGTACGCCGTTCGGCCTACCTACTCGGTTGCAAGCGTTCAGGTGCTCAATCCTGGGGGGTACTTTGCAACTACACCTACGGTTGTGTTCTCCGATGGAGCCGGGACCGGGGCAACCGGAACGGCAACTCTGACCGGAAGCAACCTGACCAGCATCACCAACAACGCTGGCGGAAGTGGATACGTTCAACCTCCTATCGTAAGCCTTCAAGGTGGCAGCACGACCGGACCTGGGCCAGGGCAGTTGCCAGCCCGCGCGGTCGCGGTTCTTTCCTCGTTTCCTGCCTCTTATATCGTTCAAGAGATGACGGCTTTCACTGGAGTTTCCAGCGTGGCCTTGGGCGGAACCGGATCGGGATTCACCAGTCCGACCGTGGTATTCATTGGCGGCGGCGGAACCGGGGCAACAGCAACGGCAATCCTCAGTACGGACGGCCTCGGAACCATTCAGGGTATCGTCGTGGACTCGTTTGGCCAGAACTACACCTCTGTTCCAACGGTTCAGATTATCGATCCAACCGGCACTGGGACGTACACCGCCTCGGCAAATCTGTTTTCCGGTCTCCCATTCATCGGCGGAGACTTCATGGCCTCGATGGCCGGCCGGCTGATCCTCGGCGGGATCATCGGAGGTGACGGAAACAATACGACTTCTGTTCTCGATATTGTTCAAATGACTGCCGGTTCAGGATACTCGATTGCCCCAAGCGTGCAATTTGTGAGTGGAGGCGGTGAGGGTGCATCTGGATACACAAGCGTCAACGCATCCGGGCAAGTGTCGTTGACAGGCACAAAAATCGGTTCGTCTGTTCAATTCGAGGGTATTCTGACTTCTGGAAGCGATGTGATCTCCAACGTCTTCAACATCGATGGTCTTCAAGAAAGAATGGGGGTTTCTGACAACCTCTATGGCATCCCGGCGGCAACGACCATTGCCTCTATCTCTTCCGCGTCGAACTTTTCATTTAGCGGGAACATCGATGCAGGAACCAATCAAATCGCGTATTTAGGAGGGTACTCTCCCGGTTACAGTTACTCCAGTTTTGCGGTTGGACAGACGATTGTGAACGACTGCCTGCCCCCAGGAACAACCATCATCTCGCTCACTGGTGGAAATATCCAGCTTTCAGAACAAGCTCAGTACCGAAACTACGGAGCGCAATTCACGGCCATCCCTGGATCGAACGTCACCATGTCGGCCAACGCAATACAGAGCGCCACAGAGCAAATCGTCGCTACGGGATTCAAGCCGGGAAATCAAGGACAGGGCTACTACGCCACGCCTTACGTGAACATCCTTGGAAACTCAACCAGCACTGCCACGGCCTACGCTCAACTCAGTTCCACTGTTCAATCGGCATCCTCGACAATTCGCTACTACGATCGCATCGCTTGGTCAGCACCAAACGCGCCCGGATATTTCGACCCAAACTTCTTGATTGCTCCGGGGGGATGGGATTCTCTGTCCGAGGCCCGCGGTCTGATTTCTTCGGTGAATGTAGTCGAATCTGTGGCATTCATTGGACACAATGGCGGCATTACCGAGATGACGCCCAACACTACCAGCGCACAGGTTCCCTTCTCCTTCTATCCGCTCTGGGGAGGCGACCAGGGGCAGATTGTGCGCTATGGATCGATGGCTCAGTTCGGAACCACACTCGCATTTCTTTCGCAGGATACTGGATATACTCTCACGCCGAACGGACTTACAGAGACCGGACAGACCATCGCCAACATCCTGCAATTCGGAATTCCTTCTTCTCTCCAGCCTGTTCAATGGAACGATGGCTCTTTTCCTCTCCAGGGTTTATATGGATCCATTGTTCTGATCGAAGGTCAAAAGCACTACCTTATCGCCATGTCTGAGGATCAGTACCAACTTGGGCTGTTTCCTGCCGGAACACGAGCATCTACTGTCTTCGATTTCAATATGAACGAGAACAGTTGGCATAATTGGACGTGGAGCGGAATCACATTTACTTGCCCAATCTATCAGAGCTTCGACACTGCCCAATATGTCGCAGAGTCTCCTGTAGGAGCCGTGCAGTTGGCTTCTGATTCGTGGATTCTCGCAGCCTATTCGGTTACCACATCGAATCTCAGTCACAGGTACTACGATCTTGCATCGATTGTTGAGATTGCTCCTCTGGTTAGATCGTTGCAGTTGCTCTCTTTGTCTGTATCTCCCACTTTTGCCGAGGTATTGGCATACCAGTTCCGCACTGAAGCTCCGTCGATTGCCAGGATGCAGTCGGAGCGGAGAATCCTGCTTGAGTACGAGAATCAGCCGACACTTGCAAGCCTTGGAGCTCCAATTACGCCGTCAATCTCGCTCACCTATTCAGGGCAGCAAGACCCAACATCGCAGACCGGAACGGTTGTCAACCCTATGGTTGCAATCGAAAAAGACCTTCTGCAGTTGAGCGCGGGAGTGGTGAACGGACAGGTTTTCACGTCTCAAGTGGACTTTGGAACCTTTACCGGGGTTTGCACGTCGCTTGCATTGAATGGCGTGTCGAATCCTTTGGTGGCACTGGTGCGGTTGAGCCAGGCGGCTGTCATAATGAAGAGTGAGGTGACGTAATGAGTTCGATTGCCTATCTTCCACATGTGGCACCGCCCGACAACAATACCCGGCAGATGCGGCGTCGTGCAAACGACATGGTCTCGCAAGTCTCGCAGCAGGTGGGGGCTATTGCAACCAACACCGGAGACTTGGGGGCACTGAACCAGGCAGTTCAAGGAAAAGCGCCTATCGATTCACCTGCTTTCACTGGCCAGGTCACACTACAATCCGCTCCGCACCTCACGGCGGCAAATACTACCTCCGCAGCATCAGCGGGAGGCGCGGCGGCCCTTCCCGCCACGCCAGCAGGGTATCTGGTGCAGGTCATCAATGGGCGACGGGTGAAACTTCCGTACTTTCTGGAGTAGGGTGGTCTCGTGAGCTACACGCTGGGACAAATCGTGAGCGGATTGCCTGCCAAGGGCGGAGGTCGCCTGAATTGGGGTACGACCACCGACAATTCCCTCGGTATGATTGCGGCCATGCAGGCAGTGATTGAGATCACGGAAACGGCTGAACTTGAGGAGTTGAAGTATCAGACTCCGGTTCCGCCTGCTACGGCACTCTCGCTTACCGCAGGGAACCCGATCATCCCGATTTCCTCATTGCTGGCGACGATTGCGGGCAATACCGCGTATCCGCAGTTTGAACCATACTCCAGCCTATTTACTGACGTGACTGACCAGTATGACGGGTGGCTATGGTTCCAGGGAAGCGGGTTTCAACCGAACGCAGTAAACCAGTCGGGCCGGGTGATTGAGTACCGCCGGGTGGTTGCGGTTGACATGTTCACCTACGGAGTGACCAGCAGCACGCAAACGAGCTACGGAACCGCACCGTCCGTCTACTACACGCGGTTCAACCAGAACTACCAGATCGGACCATCGCCAGATCAGAATTATCCATTCTTCTTCCGTCTCAAGTTGAGGCATCCGTTTCCGGCGACGAGTCAGGCATCCATGCCGATCTTCGCTCCCGATTCCTGGATGCAGGTGTTTCAATACGCGGCAATCGAGCAGTTGGCAAAGGATGAGGGAATCGACTCATCTTCTTCCATCTGCAAGACGGCGAAGGAGTTTCTTGAATCGCGCGGCATGGCAATGTGGCAGTTGCGCAAACTCCAAAGAGACCGCGATGAGACGCATAACCAGCGGAGCATGAGCCTTCGCACGTCACGCTACACATACGCATGAGGTGATGTATGGCAACGATGCCGATGCCTAATCCGATGACCAACCCAACCGGCGTGACCGGCGCAGGAAACTTTAATGGCGCGGGCCTATTCTCGACTTCGACCGGATTTCAGACTCCCGCGACTGGCGGGCCGGGAACTATGAATTTCGGAAATACGATGAACCTCATGCCGCAGACCTCCGGCGTGTCAGGTGGAACTTCGTTGCAATCGGTCAGCCAGAATCCGGGAAGCAGTTCTCCGGGTTCGACACAGCCAGCAAATCTCACCGTCACGAGCGAAGGATCAACCACAACCAGCGGAAACCCGTATGGACTCTCTCAATCGCAAGCCAATTGGATGGAAAAGTACCTCCAAGAAACCTACGGCGGCGGCATGGGTGCATTGATCTACCAGTACCTCCAGAGTAACGGGGGATACAATTCCGTGCTCACGGGGCAGGTGGTGGGAGCGACCACGAATGCGATGCAGAACCAATCGCAAGCGGGCGCAAACAATCTCACTTCCAGTCTGAGCGCAATGGGTGTGAGCGGGTCCAGTTCGGAGATGGGTGGTGCGCTTCAATCGTATGAAAACCAGTCCACAGCGGCGCAAAACCAGATCACTGCCCAGGAATACTACAACATGTGGGCGGAGGCGCAGGCCAACGAGTTGAACATGATGGAGTTTGCTGCAACCGGAACTGCGAAGACCCTGGCGAATAAGCCGAATTGGATGGACTACACGGGAATGGGCTTGGAACTTGGGGGGATAGCTGCTGCCGGGATTATGACTGCCGGCATGACCGGGATTGTGCCACCTCCATCATAGGATCGGGACTTGGCGCAGCACTTGCAGTATGAGGATCGTAGCATGAGCACAACACCCATTTCGATGCCGATGCCACAGCAGAACGCCGCTGCGGAGCAGGAGTACGTTCGTGCTCTCTTGGGTCAACAGACGAACACCCAAGGCATGACGCAAATGGCTCCGGCGATGTCTCCGGTGGCTCCCGCGCAACGTCCCACGACTCCAGTAGGTCCGCAGGAAGTGTCTGCTTTCGGGGTAGGCGAGAAGGGCGCACATCAGCGCCAGTCGATGCAGAACCTCGTCAAGACCTCGCAGACTCTTGCCAACACCATGACGCAGGCGGTTCAGGCCAAGCAGCAGCGCGATTACCAAGTCACTCTCACTCGCTACACGCAGACCGTCCAGGGCTTGAACCAGGCGCAGGCGCAACTTCAACAGGGCCAGCAGGCAATGCAGCAGGCTACCGAGGCGCTCAAGAAGAACCCGCAAGACCCGCAAGCCCAGCAACAGGTCAAGCAAGCGCAGCAAATGATTCAGCAAGCGCAGGGTGCCGTTCAGCAGAACATGACCAACCTGAACGACATGACGAACGACAAGAAGGCTCACAAGATCATCTCCAAGGCGTTTGGCATCGACGACAAAAACGCTCAGTCTCCCGAACGCCAAGCGTTGATTCAGATGATGCAGAAGCAGAATCCGGGCATGAGCCAGTCTGCCGCCTCATTACAGAGCCAGATGCCGCAGACTCAGCAACTCTCCCCCCAGGAACAGGCTCAGTCTCAAATGCAGCAGGCCAGGGTGATAGGGAAGCCCGCGACTCAGGGGCAAGTTCTCCAGACTTACTCGAAGATGGCCGATGCCGGAATCAAGGCGGGACTGACGCAAGAAAAGCTCGACATAGAGATGAACAAGCGCGGCCTGACCTTTGAAACCGACAAGGACGGCGAGCGTATGTACAACGAGGACGGATCGCCTAAGCTCCGTCCCATGACAGAGGAAGAGGTAAAGCAGAATCCCATCACGAAGTCGCAGATGGATTTCAAGGCCGCTCAGACGGCGGCGCAGAAAGCGGCGGCGGACGCCAAGACCAATCCGAACAACCCGGAATTGCAGATCAAGGCCGCGGATTCCGCCGCAAAGATGCTGGCGGCGCGAGCGTCGATGCTGCGAGCGCAGAAGTACGTTCCCGGCGGCGGGCAGAGCGGACAGAAGCAGCAGACCACAGACTACCTTGCCAAGCAGCTTATTTCCGGAAAGATGGCTCCGGCAGAGCTACCGGCATTTGGTTCCGCGCGGTCGGAAGCCATGGCGGCAGCATCGAAAATGGACCCGAACTTTAACCCGGCCAAGGCGGACGTACAATACAAATTCGCCAACAATCCGCGCGTGCAGCAGCAGTTGTCGCTTATCAATTCTCTGACCGGATACGGCGATACCAAGGGATCGCTCGATGAGGTTATCTCTCAATCATCCAAGATCAAGAGGACGAAGTTCCCGCCCGTAAACTCGGTTGAGATGTCTGCGTTGATTGCCGGGGGCGACAAAGAGGCTGCGGCTTATGCTGCGGTTGCGACGGACGTTGCCGACCAGATCGGTCAAGTCATGGCGGCGGGCGGCACTGGCGGGAGTTCTGATTTCAAGCTGCGCCAAGCTCAGGCCGTTCTCTCAGGGAAGTTCAACCCTCAGCAACTTGCGGCAACGGCCCGCGAACTGAAGACCCTGCTTGTCAACCGCCAGAAGGCGTTTTTGGAACAGGGCGGTCCGTTTCTGAAAGCACAGGCGGAACAAACGGGGGCAGCGAAGACGGGCGACAACGAAATTGACTCACTGCCGGATGCGCACTAATGGCTACGACTCCCACATTGCCGAACCTTCCATCGTCTGACGAGGCGCAAATCCCCGTAATGTTTCCGAAGCATGGGAACGTGGTGAAGATGGTGCCTGCTTCGCAGTACGATTCCATGCGTGCGAAGGGTGGGGTGCGTGCGTGGAAGATGAACTTCTACACCACAGCGGGCGATCAAAAGACACTGAACGCAACGAAGTGGGTTCCCCAAGATAAACTCGACCACTACCAGAAGGACTTGGGAGGAGAGCTTGCGCCAGATGAAAAGGCAGGCGCTCCTCGTAAACCTGAATCTATGCTCGGAAAGAACATGCGCTCCGTAGTGGGCGCGGCATCTCCGATCCTTGCCACTTTTGGCGGAATCGGCGGCGCGGCTGTAGCCGGCCCTGCGGGCGCGGTGGCCGGCGCGGCCTACGGTGGATTCGTTGGGGAGGGAATCGCGCGAGATGCAGCAGGGAAACCACGTTCGGCTGGCGCGGAACTGGCGGCGGGAGCGGAACAGGGGGCATTCGAGCTTGGCGGAATCGGTGCGGGGAAACTTTTCGAGAAAATCGGTGCGGCTGCTCTGCCGAAGGTTATCAAAGGAGTAAACAACTACATCGGACTCAAGCCGACAGACCTGCCGAAGTGGGGAAGAACGGTAGAGGACTCGAACGAGATTGCCAGAACCGTTCTGAACGAGTGCGGAATCAAGAAGACTTTGCCGATGCAGCGGGACGCCATAGAGGCGGCGCGGGCGCTGCGCAACACCCAAACGGAGAGGATTGTCGCATCTCCGAGCGGGAGACTGGTAGACCTCGACGCCAAGATCCTCGACCGGGCGGTGGAACTTGACAAGGCGGTATCTCTGGGCGAGTTTCCCGAAACGACCAAGGGAATGATTGATGCCAACCTTGAAGAGATGCAGCGGGTTGCAGGTGAACACGGTGCATCTGCAACGGGCAAGATGACTCCCGCGCAAATGCACGCCATGCGCAAGTCGATCCAGCAGCAAATCAAGGACTGGAATCCTGAAACCACGAATCCCAGGCAGTGGTTCTTGCAGAAGATTTACCACGATCTAAACGATTCCATCGCACAGGGCCTTCCTGAAGCAGAGGCCCGCGCATTCCGCTCAAACAACAAGATTCAGACGAACCTTATCATCGCCCGCGAAGCCGCGAATAAGAAGATCGTTGGGCAAGAACTTTCTCCGTCTCATGGAATAGCCACCAGGGCAAAATGGGCTGTAGGGGGAGCGGCGGCGGGCGCGGGGTATGCTGCGGCAACTGGACACCCAGAAAATATGCTAAAGGATGCTGCTTTTGGAGCGGTTGCCGCTGGGGGAGCCAGACATCTATCCGATTCTCCATTTGCTGACATCGCAACACAACGGGCCATCGCCAACGCTGCTCCCTATATTGCCAAGGCCGCAAAGAAGTCCCCGGAGGGCGTTCGGGTGGTTCAGGGTATCCTCGATGCCATTCGTTCGCGCGATTCGCAACAGTAACCGTGGTAAACTTTCACCAAACCCTTTTGGAGGGAATGACATGGCTGGACAGAGCGCAGGACAGACGATGGGCGGCGTGAAGAGCGCCATCAGCGAAATCAAGACCAGGGGCGGCGTCACCGCGTCCGACACCAGCGCCATCGGCGGCATGGGCCGCAAGGGCGGCGCGGGCGAAGGCCCGGAGATCGCACCGCACAAGAACATCTGCGACGAGTTTCTGTCGTCGATGGGCGGCAATGCCACGGGCGGCGTAACCGGCGTCAACAGCGGAAGCGGCAAGACCACCTAGCCGGGAGAGAACATGCGCATCCTGCTTGCATCGGCGGGCGGCATCGGCGCTTGGATGCTCATGCGACTCGCCCGCGAAGGACATGAAGTGGCGTGGTTCGAGATTGAACCGGAGCCGCGCCATTCTTCTGTCTTGAAGGGCCTCATCCCTCCCCCGCTCAAAGAGAAGCCCAACTTCTCCGACTACGACCTGACCATATTCGACTGCACGGGCAACGCAGAACTGGCCGAGGAAGCGTCGAAGGTTTGCCCCGTCATCGGCGATTCCGAACTTGCATCCAAACTTGAAGACGACCGCCTTTACGGTATTCAGGTCATGGAAGAAGCCGGAATCGAAGTTCCCGCCTACGAGACGTTCGACAATCCCGAAGAGGCCAAGGCGTTCATCGCTGAGAACCCAAAGCGGTATGTCTTCAAACCGTTTGTGGAGGACGGCGTAGAGCAGGAATGCGACACAACCTACGTTGCCGACTCCGCAGAGGATTTGATCCGCACAATCGATTCATTATGGGAGGACTCCCATCAGGCATCGTTTTTGCTTCAAGAGGTGGTGGAAGGCACGGAAATCTCTACCGAGGGGTACTTCGATGGGACGTATTTCCATTTCCTCAATCACACGTTGGAAGAGAAGAAGTTCATGTCGGGATCGTTCGGGCCGAATACCGGATGCTCTGGCAATCTGGTTTGGGCGCTAGATCGACCGAACAGGCTGGCCGGCGAACTACAGAAACTTGCTCCATTTCTCAAAGAGGCTGGATACCGGGGCATGATCGACCTCAACACAATCGTCAACGAGTCGCACGCTTACGGACTGGAATTCACTCCACGTTTCGGATACGACGCGAGTGCAACGATATTCTCTCTGATCGATGGAGACCTGGGACAGTTCTTCTATGACATCGTGACCGCTCCAGAAGACGGATACATTGAGAGTAGCCCGGCCCCTCCCTTGCGTGGCCGCTGGGCGGCTTCCGAGCGTTTGACCATGCCTCCGTATCCCGAAGAGCACGCCGACTTCGCAGCGGGCCTCCCCATCAAGGGAATCGACATCGACAGCGCATGGCGGAACTGCTACCTCTGGGATGCCATGATGGACAAGCATCGCGGCGGCGAAGATGGACTCGTAACGGTTGGAATCAACGGAATTGTTTGCTGCCCAATCGCCAGCGCCTACACTCCCGAAGGTGCATGGAAGGGACTGGACCGCATCTCGAAACCAATCAAGTTTCCGAATCTGCAATGTCGGGACGACTTGGAAGACTCAACAGCAAAGCGGCTTGAAGAAGTCCGCGTGATGGGGTGGCTTGAATGAAACGCATTGTCATCATCGCTTTGGTTTGCGTGTTCTTGTTGTGCGGCGTGTTTGCCTGCGCTCAGTCCACCACTACTTCGGCAACGATTACCGACTCGGACGGATTTGCGTGGATGAACGGCTCATACCGTATCAGCTTTGCACCAAACCCGCAATGGCCGAATCCGCAGAGCTATGTATGGACTGGTGGCAACCTCCAACAAAACAACCTGTTTACCGGGTCTCTCGATGCGTCTGGAGCGTTCTCAGTATCCTTGCCAGACAATAACCAAATCACTCCGAGCGGGTCTAAATGGAATTTTTCCATTTGCCCTCTGGCAACTTCGGGATGTTTTGCAGTGACTTGGCTAGTGACGGGATCAAGTGTCAATTTGACCTCACTTCTCAGCGCATCTGCCTCTGGACCACGCTTCGCCGCCAACCCAAACGCCTACGGATACGGAACCATTGAAGTCTCGCCTAGCCCAAAGCCCGGCGCTATCTTTATGAACACCACGACCAACGTAAGTCTAAGCTGGGACGGGGTCTCATGGATTCAGGGCTCTCTTCCGATTGGCTTCTCTTGTTCGGGTTCTCCCATCACCTGCACCATCACCGGCAACCTCAACGTGACAGGCACCCTAGCGGATAAGGCTACGGTATCTACCTCGCCAAGTTCAATATCAATCAACCAACAAGCGCTCAATTTCCAGTCAGCGGTAAGCGCAATAGAAAACCCGCGTTTAGCTGGTGGCTCCCGCTCTGCTGTGGTATGCGCCGCACCTGCCGATTCATGGAGTTCATTTCATTGGACGCTCTATTCTGCTTTGTTCATGGGCGAAACTTGGGGAAGCGGAGGACCGGGGTGGACAAACACGACTGGCTACGGAGCAGGGTACGGCAACTACCCTATTAACGGTGTATCAGTGACGCTGACTGGAAGCTGGACGGTATTGGACGGGAATGCGGGCCAATCTCCCGTTGGTCCCGATCTGACCGCAGCTAAATCGGCTGGTACAGGCGGAACTATTATTTGGGCTTTTCCTCAGTCTCCGGCCTTCCCTTCGGATCTTCCATGGGGCTCGTCAGTGTCAGAAGTCGACCTCTTTTGGTGGGGCCAGCCGGGCGGCGGTTCATTTACGTATACAGATGGAAGCGGAGGGCCGCACACGATCAACACGGCATCTTACACTGGACTTCAAATCACTAAGATCACCGGCTTCAATCTCGCCGCCTTCAGCAATAGCGAGACGGTGACAGTCACAGCGGCTGGGACAAACGGCGTCATCATATTCGGCACGAACGGTCTGAACGGGAAGTACGGAACCATCCTGCACGACCTGGGCCATAGTGGGAGCACCACAGGCGCTTGGGCGGGGGCGAATGCTGCGACCATGGAGGCAGCATGGATGGCGCTTGGGTGCAGCACGTATGTCAATATGCTCGGCATCAACGATGCGAACGCAGCGGTTTCCACGGCGACTTATCTATCTAACTCGCAGGCTTTAGTGGCAGAAGAATTGGCATCGAACCCGGCAGCGGATATTGTGTTTGTTTCTGAGCCAGATAATGGAGGCGGAATTTCTAGCACACTGCTGAGTTATAAGAACTCGGTGCAGCCTTGGCTGCTCTCAAGCAACTATGTGTGGGGCGACCTGTACGACCTATGGGGGCCGTATGCTGGACCCGGTGGGACCTACGCGCAAGGGTTTTTTCTCAACAACAATCACCCTAATCCCAATGGCGACGTGAACATTGCCAAATTCATCGACGGGCTGTTAACGAAGGGTTTGGTGGGATATTCAGACAACGTGCCGAGCCTCGCGTCGAGCGCTTCTATCCTTCCCGTAAACATCAGCGGCAACGCAGGTACGTCTTCGGCCTTTCAAAGTGCTCCAGGTCAGTGCGGAACGAACTTGTTTTCGACTGGAGTAACAGCGTATGGTACCGCGAATTGCGCCGACCCAGTGAATCCAACAGGAACAATCTTCAAGAATCTTGTACCTGACAGTTCTCTTAAATTGGAAGGTTCAGGAACCGGAACCTACTGGACATTCGGAACCGCGCCGGGCGCGAACTTCAGCATAGGTAATAAACTCGGTTATGGAGATACCAACGCTTTTGTGGTGAGTTCGGCAGCATCGGGCCAGAGTCAGTGGGCGCAAACCGAGACCTTCAATTTGATCTGCGGACAGACTTACACCATGTCGGGGTATCTGGATGGAACCTATGCGTCCGGGAACAATTTTGGATGGTCGCTTCAGAATCCGTCGCGCACGGTGCACTATGAAGACCTCAACATGACGCCTCCCAACAAGCTCTTAGTAGCGGGCACGTTCACCTTTTCACCAGCCGCATGTACGGTAGGCGCGGCGTATCCTTCGATTCTTCTGGCTGCTACAACGGGGACGACGATTGCTGCCGGGAAGACCATTCTGTTCTCAGCACCGATGATTGTGGCTGGATCGACGCCGGTCGCTTACGTTGAGAATATAGGGGATGATGATAGTGGAACTCTGATCGGTAGCACAATCTATCCGGGCACGACCGGCCAGATACCCTACTACGCAGCCAACGGCACGACAGTCAGCACAGCGCCGGGAATCTCTACGGATGGGACGGGAAACTTTAGCGTTACCGGCACCGTCGCGGCTACGAATGGGGTAGTTGCTCAGAACCTTCCGGCAAGCGCATCGAGTACGGTTCTTGCGTCCACTCAGTTTTCGTCGTTCCCCGGAATTTGCAGCCTCTCGGGCGGCAATTTGTATGCGGTTTGGAGGCTCGCTCCAGCGCACGCCATTTCTTACGGAACGTCGATCATGGCCAGCACCGGAACGCTGCAAGCTAACAACACGTTTACGTGGAGCACTCCGGCTGTCATTGCGACGAACGCAAGCTACGATTCGCGTGATCCGAACTGCGTGCAGCTTTCCAACGGTCACATCATGTTGACCTATATGCTGGTCGATTTGAGTTCTATTGGACAGGCTCAATCGCGCATCTCTACAGACCTTGGAGCAACGTGGTCCTCTGATAGCGCCATCGGAAACTTTGCCTATGAAAACGCCGTGACCGCTCCCGGCGTGCCGCTTGGCGACGGGTCGGTTGTGGTGCCGCTCTATGGCCGCGACACATCCGCGAACAACTTCATCCATCGCATTTTTCGCACGACGAACGAGGGAACCTCGTGGGCTGTGCGCGGCAACATCGACACTTCGACCGCAGGCGCAACCGAAGTGACGATGATCAAACTCAATAATGGAAACCTTGAGGCTTTTTTGCGCGACTGGCCCACGGTGAACAATATTGCTACTTCCACTTCCAGCGATGGCGGGGTGACGTGGACAACTGCGGCGGCGCAGTTCACCGGCACAGGAAGGCCCAACGGCTATCAATTTCCTGACGGAAAAATCATGGTGGGATATCGGTCGGCAGCGACGGTAAGCAGTTTTGCCGGGGGTTGGCCATCGCTGAGGATCACGCCGAATCCCAATAGCTCCGGGTGGAGCGCGGAGATGATTCAGAGTACCAACATCTTCGATTATTCGGGATTCGTGTTTTTGACTGGTGGCACTGTCGGTCAAATCCTCGCTATCGACAGCGGCGGTGTGGCGAGCACTTTTTTTGGGATGCTCACCGAGACGAGCACTTTCTCTCCGGTCGTGGGGTTGACGGCATACGGCGGAACATTTCTCTATGACGTGAATCTGTATAAGAACCTGAATTTAATCGGAGCAAATGGCGTATCACAGAATGAAGTGCCGGGCGGGTTGACCTTCGATATAAACGAGATCGGCGGAAACTCCTATGCATGGAACATCATCAATAACCCACTCGATTCGAGCGCGGCATATTACAGCTTTAGGACTAACAGTTCGCCCATTTTTGACATTCATCCAAATTCAGGCACGGTCGTGCTGCGCGGAAACACTTGGACTTGGACCGGACCTGTGGGCTTAGACGACTTCTTCTCGGTCTATCAGCCTGACGGATACGGCACTGACCTGTGGACAAAAAACAGCAACGACAACACCTATCTCGATAACACCTATAACAACGCAGCAAGTGCGATCTGGCTGAGAACGCGCACAAGCGGCACGCCGAAGACAGGGCTGGTGATTCAAGGCGGCGCGGCAACTCTGCCGACCTACACGGTCGCGGGCAGCCCAAATTGTGGAACTGGAGAAAATCCAGAGGGACAGATCATTGGAGTTACCAATGCCTTAAATCCGACTGCGGGTTCGGCATTTGTTGGAGGCGGCTCTACGCATATTGCTGGCTACTGCAATGGAACCATCTTCGTGCCATTGGGAGCAGCCAATATAAGCGGAAACGCGGCCACGGCAACCGCCTTAGTGCCGCAAGCGGCGGATACGACGGTGATGAACGCAACGGGCGGGTCGGCAGCACCGACAGCCGTCGCAATGCCAACCTGCACGACGGGGGCTGATCTTTACAACACGTCAACGCACGCTTGGTCGTGTGTCAGTGTCAGTTCTCCGAGCGGACCCATCACCGCCAACGCGGCCAACGCTTTGTATGAGTACGAAGCGACTGGCGTGAGCTTGCTTTCAACAGGGCTTACGTCGATTTTCACTACAGCCTCGGGGTATGGCCGGTTTCACCCGATTCGCGCAGAGATCGAAGTTACTTCCACAACCGGAAGCGCAGCAACCGGAAATCTTGTTGCGAAAATCGGCACTTCTGGTCAGAGCTATGGTGATGTAGTTTATCCATTAAGTACGACAGCGGCGAACATCGGGATAGGAACGGGAAGCGGAAACATAGCAGTTGGAACGACACTGCCGCTGCTGCCGCAATTCAACCTATCAACAGGTGCTCTCTACGGAACGAACTCTGTGGCGGCAAATACTGCGGTGAGTTTGGATATCACGACTGCCTTGGCAACCGCATCCACACTCGTTGCGACAGTCAGGGTGTGGGGATACTACGAGTAGCGACGTTGAACAGGCGCTTCGGTGCCTGAAAGGAAGCAATGAAGGATAGAACTTTGACTACGCAAATATGCGATGACGAGATGCGTATGCTTATCGGCGTCGATCTCAGCGGGAACGGCGATTGATCTAATGGCCGTGGCGACAGCGACCACTGGGTCGTACACTCCAAACTGCACGGTCGGGTACAAGTAACAAAGCAATACCGCTGAGGCTCCAGTGATAGGAAGAGCGGGGATGTAGAGTACGACGGCCAGGAGAAAGGGATGTCTGGAGAATGCGTTCACCAAGATACGTGCGAGGCTAGGATGCAAGCCATGGAAGAAAAAATCAGCGCCGCAACGAGGGGAAGCATCCTCAAATATCTGCTCACCGGAATTGGGGCCACGGTCCCGTTGGCTATTGCTCTCTCGATAGGGGCTTGGAACCTTTCGGACAAGATCGGAAGCCTGTCCGCTGGTCAAGCCAATCTCGAAAAAGAACTGAAGCGGGTAGAAAATTATTTTCAGATTCCTCCATCCGCCATCCCAGGCCGGACGTATACTGATTCCAATGACCCGGATATATCGCGCCGGGTTCAACCGTCGCATCCGCAGAGCGCCACTCTGCCCTCGGACTACCCAAGGAATTGAGGTAAACTATGGCAACCAGCCCAACCGGATACCCGTTCCCACCGAAGCCGCAGCCGCAGCCTTGTGCGGAGACTGAAGAGACCGAGGCTTCCCAGGAGCCAGTCCCCACTTCAACCATTTGGGATCGAATGCCCAAGCCGGAAGACTGCCATCCGCTACTGGAGGATCTATGAGTTCGATTGCCATTGTCCGAACAATCTTGGGGATATTGGCCGGAGTGGCGTTCGCCCTCGCTGGGCTGGCGATTCTCTTTTGGCTCGTGGCCCCGCGCAACAACTGAGGTTCCTATGAACCATTCAACCCACCTCGAAACAGAACCCTGAACAAGCGCTAGAAGGAGGCGCGAAGCACATGGATAACATTTTTCAGAAGTTTGAGCACGGCGTTGAAGACGTTGCCAAGGACCTCGGTCATGTTGTTGTGGAGGTTGTCGAGTTTCCCGCGAAGCTCGAAGCAGTCCGGAAGACCGCAGACACTGAGTATCCCGAACTGAAGGCCGACATCGCCGCATTTGAACAGGCCGTTATTGCCTTTGGCACGCCTGGCCTGGCAGCGGTTACCTCCGGCTTCACCAACGTCTCGGCGGACATTACCGCCATTCAGGACGTGCCGACGCTCCTGGCCGCTGGCAAGCGCCTGTACACGGACGTGGAGGCCGCATACGCTGCCATCAACGCAGACGTGCAGTAGTTCATCCACGCGGCCGGCCAAGGGGATTGGAGCCGCCTCAACCGGGGCGCTGGCTTAGGCTGGCGCCCCGCCCTTTTGTGAGGATACATGCACACAAGCGTAAGAGGAATCGAATTCATCAAGACCCAAGAGGGATTCGTCGGAACTGTTCAGGGAGACTATGGCCATCAGGTGATCGGTCATGGCCACGACTTGCTACCGGGCGAGTCGTTCCCCAATGGCATCACGGAGGCCGAAGCCGATGAACTGCTAGGCAAGGATGTAGCCAAGGTCGATGCAGCCATGAACGCGCAGCATCTCGCGCTCGACCTGAACCAGAATCAATGGGATGCTGTCGCTGATTTCACTTTTGAATGTGGGTCGGGGGCGCTGGTTCAATTGCTGGCGCATGGCGTGGATCAGATCCCCGCGCAATTGCCGAGATGGGTCCACGCTGGTGGCCAGGTGCTCCCCGGCATGGTTGCGCGGCGTTCCGCAGAGGTTGCGTTGTTCAATTCAAAGTAAAGGAGGTCGCGGAGCCAGAGCGGGGCCAGTCTCACGGCTGGCCCTTTTATTTGATGGGGAGTGGGCGGGGGCTGGGGTCAGTTGCGAAGTGAGGCACAGCCCACGGGCGTGATGCCGCACGCCCACATCCCCATGTTACACTGGACTTGCGAAGTGAGGAAAGGTGATTCGTCACCAGGGTCGGTTCCTGGAACACCCTCTCCCAAATACAAAGCAACGGTCCAGTGTTGTAAAGCCTAGCGGCGAAAGGCACCGCATGATGCAGACGATTCAGGGAAATCCGGGCAACGGGCGTCTAGTTGATGGCGCAATCGCGGCTACGTCCCGGTCCTACGGGGCAGACTGCTACTAATCTGAATCTGGCGCCCCAAGAGGCTATCTCCTCACTTCAATGCAGTGCAAACACCCTCTGCCCCAAGGGAAGCCGCGCTGTGCTCACTGCAAAGACGCCTCCAAGGCGCTCACAGCCCGCCACAGACCCATAGGCACCTGGGCCGATGATTCCCTCGACAGCACCCGAGAGAGCGCCAACAGTGACCGGCTGGCGCACGCAGGGCATACCGTGGCGCTGTCGCTCACCACTTCGCAATCACAGCAGAGGTATGCTTCCTGAAGACGGATCATCGCGGCACTCTCCAATAAAGGTTCCTACGCCAGTAGCTCTTTCATGCGTTTGTAAAGCGCCTTCGCTGGCGGTTCGTCCTCGTATTCGCCACTGGCGCAAGACTTCGGCCAAGCCTGCTCAAGCATTTGCTCTAATTCGCTCCAGTGATCCACTAGGCCCCGCCACTCGGGATACCGTTCGGCTATCTCGCCCATGCGAATCTTCCACTCTGGCGCGATCTTCAACAGCCAATAGCAGCGCAGAAGATCGGACGGGTCAGATGGAGGGGACGGCCATTTAGGCTCCTTGTTGAGAACAAAATGGGACCAAATCGTTTTGCTCGATATGCCCGTATGCCCTTCGATGATCCATTCTTGTGCAGTCATTTGTGCCTCACAGGATCGTGCGTTTTACCCGGCGTGCGAATCTCCGCGCTCGACAGGCTAATGCTGGTTGGCCAGCGCGTGTGCAGGCCGTGCTCCATGCAGCTTGGGTTCCGCAGTCCGGTGTACTCCACGCCGTCAATGCGTATGCTCCCGGTGCAGGTGCATCCAGACCTGACGATGGGAGAACACTCTGCCTGCTCCCGTTCTTCTTTGGCGATAATGGCCTCCATGAATCGGGGGCTGCTCTCGACGAAACGACCGCCTCTGCGCTTACCGGGCATTCAAACCTCCTCAATTGTAATGTGCAGCAACAGTGCTGCAAGTCTCTTCTTCAGGCGATAAACCTGGGTCTTGTAACCTTTGGCGTCAACCACATGAAAGCCGGATTCGTCCGAATAGGTAAAATCTGCCACGTAGACGATAGCCCTCAATTTGCCGTCTGCGGGCACGAGAATAATGCGGTGCTGCTCCCGGAGCCCGGTTATCTTTCCGGCGCGTTCCAGGGCTGAAAGGTTCGCAGCAACAGACGCCTCATGCTTGGAAGCGTACTTCCCTTCCCGCTTGGCTCCGTACTTGTTCTCTGCGACCGGAGAACGGTTCTCCACAAATGCCGTCCATGCTTCGCGTTCGCCACGGCGTTCCTTCACTTGCGCCCTTTCCTGAACCACAACATATTGTGGTACCTAGTACGAAAACCACAACTAATTGTGCGCCATATCTTGTTGACCCTACCGCGAAACCACAATATCTAGTGTCTTGACACGGTAGAGTATGCTGTTTGCAGAAGCAAAGCGACCCCGCAAACAGTTGTGGCAGGTGACATCGCCGCCTGTCGTTTCAGTGACGTTTAGCGGTTCCCAACTTAGTACTTTCCTTCTCTCGCCCTTCGCGCTCTGCGTTCAACTGCGTGCGGATCGCGTCCACCAGCAGCGTCACCCGTTCGTGGTCGGTCGGTGGCCTTGTGCCGGGCGCGTCCCTGGGCTGCGGTGGGTTTTCAAACGCAACAATCGGTGTCGGCTCCTGTGGGACGGCCTCAATTGGAAGCATCGGCGTCCTCCCTGAGTTTCGCTTCCTGTTCCGGCGTGTACTTCCAGCATCCGAACTCGCGGCACCCCGCCTCGGAGTCGCGGCAGTTGGGACATTTATTGTTGGCGCCCTCCTGGGGAGGGTTGAGGGATTCGGCACTTAAATCCTTCACGCCAAGTTGCGCCATACCGAGAGCAATGATCTCGTTGCCCGCTGCTGTCGCGCACAAGCCAGAATGGCAATTCTCGACTTCTTGGACATATGCTAGTTCGCGCACAGCCTTGTATAGTATTTGGCGCAGGCCCTCTAGTTCCTTCCGCGCGGCCAGCCAGCCACGGGCCATCTCTCGCACCTCTTGCGCATAACACGACATCCCTGCTATGCGTTCCAGCTGTTCATTCGTGATCATTCTTCGCCTCCCTCCCCTGCGCTCGTGCGGCAATAAGTTCTTCAAACATCAAAGTATCCGCGCCATCCCACGTCTTATGGTCTTTCTTCTCTTCATCGCTCACCGGAGCCTTGAGCCTCGCGTTCTCTGCTTCCAGAGCATCGTACTTTTCCTGAAGAGTCTCATACTCCCTGCGTAGCACATTCACGGGATTCTTTTTGCACAGGTACATGTGTGCAGGAACTTTATCCGCAAATTCCGATTCATTGCAGATAAACGACCCACAGTAAGAGCAATTGATGAATGGATCGGCATTACTCTTCTTCATACGTGAGATTTTCGCTTCCAATTCCGCTATACGTTCAACAAGAAACTGCAAGCAACTAGGCTCAATCATCATCGGCCTAGTTTCCGGTTGCAGCATAGTGCATTCGTCCATACTCTTCAGGTCTTCTGGTGTTGGTGCGCTCATTTTCTTCCCTCCATCGCGGCCTTTACTTGCGTGTAGGTCCAGGTGTGCAAGTCGATGCAAACCTGATCCGACACGCGCGGCGCTTGCTTACGGCATTCCTCTTCCACATCGGCGAGTGTAGCGATCCTGAGTACAGATGTCTGCCCAGTAAGCGTGGTTATAACCGGAGATATGTCGTAGCAGAGCTGCTTCGAGACACAGGCCATCGTAACACTCGGCAAATCTACCATTTTAGCCGGTATCTGTTGATCTGCCAGTTTGCCGGGCGCTTCCAATGCGTCAAGCCGCTGCTCTACACGAGTGGCCCACGCCGACGAAAGCAGCGGAGGGTGATCGTCTGTTAACTGCGCGGCTCCGACTGCTAGAGCCGCCAGTGCGCCGATGGTGAGTACTGCGATGCGATTCATTGCGCTCATGCTTACCCTCCGTTCGATTGCGCCCGCAGCGTCTCGCGTCTTGCCTGGCCGCGAATTAAAGAGCACTTTTTGCACTCCCGCGTTCCGTTCTTGCGGACGTACAAATTGCTGTCCTTCAGAATGTGCCCTTTGCTGCATTTGTAGCTCTTGTGTGCTCCCATGAGAGACTCCCAAACAGAGTATTCCACACCCCAAAACAAATTGCAACGAAAATCTCGAATTAAAACCGAAATATTCGCTTGACACGGAAAAGCAACAGGCGTAATCTTCGGGAAATGGAGGAACAAATGAGCAACCCGACAGCAGGACAAGTCGCAGCCGAACTGAGGCGCATCGCCGATTCGTTCGATAGGGAACCAAACACCGTGGTTGGAACGCCGATGGTTTCGTTCCACTGCAACGACTACATCGCAGCAGACAAGGGCAAGTCTGTTTTTTTGAATGTCGCCCGTATATTGCCCCGCCCGCTGGTAAAAGTCTTCGGGTCGTCCGACGTGGAGTTGCGCAACCCGGACACAAGCATCGTGCGTCTCTGGGCCGCAATTGACCGCAACTCAATCTGCGAGTTGGTCGCCCCCGCGAAGCCTGCCGAATGGCGCTGTGCACCGCTTCTATCGCCTGAAGAAGAGAGCACACTGGAACAGTCCTAACCGCTTGCCGCTCCCCTAACACGGGCACGAAGCTGACTGAATCGTCTAGGCGCACGTTCACCGCGAACCTAAGTCCTCGGATTCAGTAGCGGCAATACCTCAAGATGCAAGATTGCACAAGGATAACCATGAGCACAGAGATTGTAATAGAGGACAAGCGGAGTGCATCCCTTGTACCGGCTGAACCAGATTCATCCATCCTTGCGGTGATGGAGCGCCTGGCTTCCAACCCGAACCTCGATGCGGACAAGATCGAAAAGCTGTTCAACGTCTTCATCAACGGCCAGCGGAAGATGCGCGAGATGATGGACGAGCAGGAGTTCGCGCACCGGATGGCGGAATTCAAGGAAAACCCGCCAGAGATCATCAAGAACCGCAAGGCCCAGATGAAAAGCAAGGACGGCAGTACGTCTTGGGTTGTTCCTTTTGCTGACCTTGACGCCTACTGCAAGGAGGCAATGCCTGAAATGGCGAAGCGTGGCATTACTTGGTCGTTTCCCTTCTCCGAGAATGGCAACCTCATCACGGTAAGCTGTATCCTTCGCTACGGCCTCTACAATCACACTCCCACCACTCTGACGGCTGCTCCCGATACATCTGGAGCTAAGAACGACCTTCAGGCAAAAGGGTCAACCGTCGCCTATTTGGAACGGTACACGTTCTGCGGTGCGACCGGACTCACGGCAGCGATGCCAGACACCGATGGGAACCTGAACGGAATTTCCCCAGAAGACCGAGAGGCTCGTCTCAAGGCCATTCGCACCGCGCCCGATCTGGAGGCGCTGAAAAAGGTGTACTTCGCCGCGTCCAAGGCCGCGACCGAAACCAAGGATACCGAAGCCCTGCGTTTGTTCACCGAAGCCAAGGAAACCCGTAAGAAGGAGTTGGCCCATGCCTAAATTCGTTGATTGTGAACAGCGTTCAGCGGAATGGTTCAAGGTGCGTTGTGGCCGCATCACCGCCAGCCATATGTGCCACCTGACCGCCTATCTCAAGAGCGGCAAGGGCGAGATGAAAGCCCGCGCCGATTACCGGATGGCTCTGTTTACCGAGCGGTTGACCGGCAACCTCGCAGATCACTTCGTTACCAACGAGATGAAGTGGGGCCAGGAGCAGGAAGAGTACGCCTGCGCGGCCTATGAGCAGGCAAAGCAAGTGCTGGTCGATCACATCGGATTTGCCGTCCATCCCACGCTGAACTTTGCCGGGGCTTCCCCGGACGGTCTTGTGGGCAATGATTCAGGTATTGAAATCAAGTGCCTCACCACAGCACGGCACTTGGAGATTCGGCAGAACAAGCAGGTCCCGCAGGAGTATTACGATCAGATTCAGTGGAACATGGTCTGCTGTGAACGCCAATCCTGGGACTTTGTTTGCTTTGACCCGCGCGTGCCGGAACGCGGACAGCTTGTCATCATCCCGGTGGCCTATGATGGACCGCGAGTTGCAGAGCTTGAAGCCGAGGCGATCAAGATGGACGCCGAAGTCGATGCCCTGATCGCGCAATTCAACGCAGCCTAGAACCGTTCTAACCCAACCAAGAAAGGACAGCATGACCACGAAGAAAACAAAAGGAAAGTATGTCATTGTTCGCACCTACTCAGCAGGAGTATTTGCGGGCAATCTGCAATCACGCGACGGCAAAGAGGC